TTTGCGTTCGTGCCGCCCAATGTGGCCACTGAATTCTGGACTTCAATATCTCCTACACTAGCAACTGGTGGTAAAGCCATTATTACTTCAACACCAAACAGTGACGAAGATCAATTCGCACAAATTTGGAAAGAAGCAAATCATAAATTTGACGAACACGGAAACTCACAGGATGTAGGACGAAACGGATTCTTTCCATTTAAGGCACACTGGAGTGAACATCCTGATCGTGACGAGGAATGGGCCAATGTTGAAAGAAGCCGTATTGGTGAAGAGCGATTCCGCCGTGAACACGAATGTGAATTCTTGGTATTTGATGAAACATTAATCAGCGCACTTAGACTGGCTAACTTAGAAGGTCGAGAACCTACTATGAAAATGGGGCAAGCTCGTTGGTACAAAAAGATTGATCCTAGATGCACCTATATTGTTGCCCTTGACCCTAGTCTAGGAACTGGTGGTGATCCTGCCGCTATACAGGTAATAGAAATCCCTACTTTCAAACAGGTAGGAGAATGGCATCACAATTTAACTCCTGTAACTGGGCAGGTTAGAATTATGCGAGATATCTGTAAGTATATTCTTGATGAGTGTTCTGCTAAAGGCAGTCAGGCCAGCATATACTACAGTATTGAAAATAATACTTTAGGTGAAGCCGCGCTAGTTGTTGTTAATGAAATTGGTGAAGAAAGTATACCTGGATTGTTCTTAAGTGAGCCTATAAAGAAAGGACATGTACGCAGATTTCGTAAGGGATTTAACACAACTAGTTCTAGTAAAATAGCCGCATGTGCCAAGTTAAAGCATCTAATCGAAACTGATAGAATGACCATTAACTCAAAACCGCTGGTTAGCGAACTTAAAACATTCATTGCAAAAGGCACAAGTTTTGAAGCTAAAGTAGGTCAACACGATGACCTAGTAAGCAGTATGTTGTTGGCAATTCGCATGATCATGCTGTTACAAGACTGGGATCCTGCAATTTACGATAAAATGCGTGAAGAAGCAGAGGGGGAATTTGACATGCCCATGCCCATCTACATAAGTTCATACTAAATATAGCATATGAAACCAATCCAAATTATCAGCCAAGATTTATTCGACAAAGTGCGTAGCCGCTTCTCTAATCTAGAGATGGGTGACGAAACTGGTGCAGTTACTATCAATCCCGCAGAAGCTCGTTTCTTTGATTTTGACTTTGTGTCAGAAGGAAATAACCTAGGGCGTGTTAGTATCAGTTTAAATGATTTGGGTAGTTTAAAAGTTTACTACAGTCAAGGCATTACAGAAAATCAAGACGATCCGGCAAAAAAAGAATGGTATCGTTTTTTAAAAGAAATGAGATTTTTTGCCATGCGCAGACTATTGAGATTTGATACTCGCGACATTGCTAAAACAAATCTTGACAAGAACGATTTTCAGCATTTGGCTGCAACACAAGGTCCCAAGGAAGAAGAAATGACAACCATGAATGAATCACGCTGGAACAATAAAAGCAGTAGAAAGACTAGCCGTGCTGTACAAGGTCGTACAGAAGTTATTGTTCGCCACTCTAAACCAGTTGACGAAGAATACGCAGGTAGTCGTAGTCAAAAGAAAAACATCAAGGCAATTTTTATTCAAAATGCAGATGGTGAAAGATTTAAGTATCCTTTCATTCATACAGCAGGCGCATTTGCTATGGCACAGCATGTGGACCATGGTGGTGTTCCTCACGATCCTGCAGGCAAGGCAATTATCAAGATGAGCGAGCAGATTGCTCAATTAGGCGAGTTTCATAGAAAAATTCAAAGAACAAGTTTGCATGATGACGCAATGGGAATTACAGAAAGAGCCGTAGGCCGTTTGAACGAATTAAAAGCACAAGTAGAAGCATTAGGCAAACGTCAACACTATGAAAACTGGATGGCAGAATTTAACGGCAACGAAATGATGGATGACGGTCTAGAAATGGACGAAGTCACCATGGAAGAATACAAACAAAAATTTACACAAACAAATTTCCAAGAAGAACTAGCCGCTTACTTTCCGTTATTACACAAGATCATGAGCGAAACCAATGCTATTGATCTTGAAGACTATGTTCAAGAAAGCCTAGACGGTGGAATGGGATATTATGTTGTTGATCGATTCAGCAACGAGCCAATGGACGGTCCATTCAACAGCCCAGAAGAAGCAGAACAAGTTAATCATAATGGTGGAAGTGTAGTACAGTATCCTATCGACGACATTGGCACTATAGAAGATGGTCAACCAGTTGCTCAGCGTTCTCCAAGTGCAGAATTTGAAGAATGGGCCGAATCAGTTGAACAAGGCAAACTAACAGACGATCAAATTACAGCTCTTAAAAATGCTCTTGCACAACTACCACAGGGCAGTAATGGTCCTGAATTGGATCTAGGTCCAGACGGTCGTTATGCAATAGATTTCTTTCAAGAGTTTGGATTAGACGATACTGATCTAGAAGAAAAATTAAAAGACATGGCCAATGTAGATTCAACTACAGATGCATTAGAAGTATTCAAAGTATGGGCAAATGAAAATTATCCAGAACTGGCAGTAGCATTAGGTATGAGTGGCACAGGAGAACAACAGCAAGAGCCTGCTCCTGAAGAACAACCAACGGCTGAAAACGAAGAACAAGGAGGCATGCCTAACAAGACAATGCCAACTCGTGAAGGCGTGATCAAAGAAGTGGCCAAGTTAGTTAAGAGCCGTTACAATGCCGATAACGAAAACGTCGGACCGTTTACCAGCGAAGAAGCCATTGCTTTAGATGTTAAAAAAGCCATTGCTGAAAAGTTTGGTGATCAGGCAGGCGAGCAGGCACAAGAAATGGCTGTGATGTTTATGGAAAAACTTACCAAAGAATGGGAACACCGTCATGGCAAAGTACAAGATGATGGATTGGCAAGACTAAAAGAATTGTTAAACAATGTTAAGGCAAAAGTAGAAGGCATCGGCGATAAGACCGATAACGGTCATGCTCCAGGCAATAATATACTACCAGCTGAAGAAGGATTGGGTAGTAAATTATTAGGCGGCGCGGCAATCATTGCGGCTCTATGGGGTGTTAATAACCACATGGCTAACCAGGCATATGAAGCAAGTCCACAATTACAAAAATTAACACAATATTACCAACAGGCAGAAGCACATCACGATGTTGCTAAAATGAAAGAACTAGAACGCAGAATTGAAGATCACAAGACTCGTTTAGATTTAGGTTATGGCGATGTTATGGGCAAAGATGGTAAACCCAAAGAGGTTGTACCAGAAATGGCAGATATTTTAAAATTAGCCGGATTGGCAAAATAAAATCAAAATATAGCAATTTAACTATTGCGATGATAAATAGATGTGTGTATACTTAACCGTATGCACACATTTTTCTTTTTAGTCAGTAGGCTTTAAAGAAGAGGCATAATTTAAACATTAAGGAAAAACTATTATGGCAACTCTAGCAGAAATTCGCGCTAAACTTCAATCAAGCGCACAAGCAAATCAAAACTTCACCGCCGGTGATAACGCAATTTACCCCCACTGGAATATAGCAGAAGGTGCAACGGCAACTGTTCGTTTCTTGCCTGATGCAGATCCAAACAACACTTTTTTCTGGATCGAACGCTCAATCATCAATTTGCCTTTTGCAGGCGTAAAGGGTGATACAAACTCTCGTCCAGTAACTGTAAAAGTTCCTTGTATGGAAATGTGGGGCGAAACATGTCCAATTCTTACAGAAGTCCGTCCTTGGTTTAAGGACAAGAGCCTAGAAGAAATGGGTCGTAAGTACTGGAAGAAGAAGAGTTATTTGTTCCAAGGATTTGTTGTTGACAGCAAACTCCAAGAAGACAAAACACCAGAAAATCCAATTCGTCGATTCATCATCGGCAGTCAAATTTTTAACATTGTTAAGAACGCATTGATGGATAGTGAAATTGAAGAATTGCCAACAGATTATGTTCGTGGCTTGGACTTCAAGATTGCTAAGACAACTAAAGGTGGATACGCAGACTACTCTACATCAACTTGGGGTCGTCGTGAGCGTGCTCTGTCAGAGGCAGAAAAGGCCGCAATTGACCAATATGGTTTATTCAATCTTAGCGAATTCCTTCCTAAGAAGCCAGGCGAAGTTGAACTCAAAGTTATCAAAGAAATGTTTGAAGCATCAGTAGATGGTGAAGCATTTGATATGGATCGTTGGGGTCAATACTTCAAACCAGATGGCATGAGAGGTTCTAGCGGAAATGGAAATGCTCCTGCTCCAGCGGCTCGTCCAGCGCCTGCGGCAACTCGTCCAGCACCTGCTACAGTAGTAGAAGATGAAGACGATGCTCCATTTGATGCTGATCCAGCACCAGTAGCAACACCAACAGCTAAGGAAGATGCACCTGCCGCAGGCGGAGATGCTTCAAGCCGTGCCGCAGACATCATTGCGATGATCCGTAAGCGTCAAACACAATAAGGAGATAGACTATGGCAAAGGCCTTCGATTTATCGAAGTTCCGTAAGTCTATCACCAAAAGTATTGATGGCTTAGGAATTGGTTTTAACGATCCAACAGACTGGATCTCAACTGGCAACTATGCCCTAAACTATCTTATCTCGGGGGACTTCTTTAAGGGAGTCCCTTTGGGTAAGGTAACGGTATTTGCTGGTGAAAGTGGTGCAGGTAAGAGTTATATCTGTAGTGGTAATATTATTCGTCACGCACAAGAGCAAGGTATCTATCCAATTCTAATTGATAGTGAAAATGCACTTGATGAAAAGTGGCTACGAGACCTTGGTGTTGATACAAGCGAAGACAAACTATTAAAACTCAACATGGCTATGATTGATGATGTGGCAAAAACCATTCATGAATTTATGTCAGAATACAAAACTATGGATCCTACAGATCGTCCAAAGGTATTGTTTGTTATTGATAGTTTGGGCATGTTGCTAACTCCAACTGACATTAATCAATTTGAAGCAGGAGACTTAAAAGGTGATATGGGTAGAAAGCCTAAAGCACTTACGGCGCTGGTTCGTAATTGTGTTAATATGTTTGGTAGTTACAATGTCGGGATGGTATGTACTAATCACACATACGCTTCGCAAGATATGTTTGACCCAGATGATAAAATTTCCGGAGGACAAGGATTCGTTTACGCATCTTCTATCGTGGTTGCCATGAAGAAGTTGAAGTTAAAAGAAGACGAAGACGGAAATAAAGTCAGTGATGTTCTAGGCATTCGTAGTGCTTGTAAGATCATGAAAACTCGTTATGCTAAACCATTTGAAACTGTACAGGTTAAGATTCCCTATTCAACAGGTATGGCACCGACCTCCGGTCTGGTTGACATGTTTGAGAAGATGGGCGTATTATCTAAGGTAGGAAATAAACTGGCTTATACCAGCAAGGCTACTGGAGAAATACTTGCAGAATTCCGTAAGAATTGGACCGAAGATAAACTTCGAATCATTATGGATGAATGGGATGAATCTCTAGTAACAGCTCAATTAACTACTGAAGAGACAGAGGAAGAAGTATAATGGAAGAAAGTTTGATTATTGAACTATGGGATGTATTCAAAGAATATGTTCCAGAAAAAAATCGTGAAGCAGTTGCGGCACACTATGTAGATTTCTTATTAGGCAAAGATGTTGAAGTTTCAATTCTCGAAGGCCTAATGGGATATGATACACATCTAGATCTAGCAATCGAAACTGTTCTTGAAGAAGAGCAACAAGAAGACGATCTAAATGAAGATGATGGTGATTACGGTTACGAAGACGAGGAATATTGATGTCCTGGTACGCTAAAGTCAGTAAAGACATAGCGCACCTTCCTAACTGTTTAGATCATTTTTACAATGAACTAGATCAGGCCAGAGCAGAAGTCAAAGTACATGGAAATGTAGAAAAGGCTTCTGCTCAACTACCTGGTATTGTTGAACATAGATTTAATCAACTTCAAGAAGTTGAAGCAATTTTAGAATACTTAAACATTGAGCTTCGCCGTATTAGATCTAAAGCATTTAGAAAATACCTAGAAACATATCAAAGAGCTTTAAGTAGTCGAGATTGCGAAAGATATGTGGAAGGTGAGCCAGATGTCGTTGATATGGAAAAGATTATCAACGAATTTGCCATGCTACGAAACCAATGGCTAGGAATTATCAAAGGACTAGACATTAAACAGTGGCAGTTAAGTAACATCATTAAACTTCGAGCCGCAGGACTGGAAGATATCAGTTTATAATCAATAGGCAAAACTTGTTTTTTGCCTATTTTTATGTTAAAATAAATTATGTATATCGAAGACTTACTTTTTGAACTTTCTGGACTTAAATCTGGATCCCTTAACAGTTGGGATACCAAAATAGTCAATAGTTTCTGCGACCAATTAATTCGAGGATCCTCTTTTTCAGAAAAGCAGGCCGATTTATCAATCAGAATCTTAAAAAGATACAGTAAAGTATTATCAGCAACGCTAAGTACCGATATTTCAATATTTTTAGAGATACCTAAGTATAAATTGCCAATAAGAAAAATTGTTAGTAGTAGAAAAATCACTATTTTGCCTGATACTACCTACGGAAAAGTAATTAGGGTAGAATTTCCCTATGACGAGTCTATTATTACCAGTATTAGAACCGCTAAAAATAATTTAGGTCCAACAATTTGGGATAAAGATAAAAAATCATGGATGTTTGCCCTTTGTGAAGCCAATATTAAATTTTTATCCAAGTTGAGTTCAGGAAATGACTGGACTATTGATGAAGAATTTTTAGATTATCAAAATCAAGTCAACGAAATTAAAAAAAATGTCGAAAATTTTGTGCCTATGGTAGTGTTAGAAAATAATATTCCTGTATTCAAGAACGCACACAAAAATATACCAAAAAATCATGGTATTGACATTATAGAAAGTTTGTTCCAAGCAAGAAAATATGGTATTACAATTTGGTCAGACGAAATTGATAATTTTTTAGGCCAAGACAGTGTGGAGCCATTGGTATCACAATTTTTAAAATCAACTGTTGACTCAGGGTTCAGCATAAATCCTGAAAAAATACCATTTTTAGACCTAGGAACGATTGTAAAAAATCTTTTGCCATGTCTAATAGTAATACCCGGCGGCAGCGAATTTGAATATACTTTAAAATCTTATGACTTTTTGCGCCAGATTGGTATCAATGATAGTGAGATAAGTGTGATGTTCAGATTATCAACCGAAACCGGCAAAAACTTCAATGATTTTGTTAAAAATCAGGCCTTAAATTCGCCAATTTCAGACAAAACGAAGGCGGTTTTTATCAGTAGTAAATTGCCCAAGCCTGTGTTAAAATCTAATATAAAATTTAATAGTATTTTAAACCTAGGAATTGGCGGAGTACACTATTCAATCAGAGAATACCTGTCATCTCACCCAAATTTAATAAATTATTCAGAAAAAGCAAAGCAAGGAGAGTTTGATTTTGTCATCATGTAAAATCGTAATCAAAGACGAAGTCAACATCAAGATAGAAAATTTAGATCTTGACACTCGTAAGGCTTTGGTTAAAAAATTCAAGTACGAAGACCCTACAGCAAGGTATCGTCCAGCCTATAAATTAGGTCGATGGGACGGTACAGTGAGCTTTTTTGGTCTAGGAGGAACCACCTATCTAAGTATGCTTCCTCAAGTTATCGAATATTTAGATAGTAGAAATTTTCACATTGAAGTAGAAGATCTGCGCAGAACAGGGGCACTGGAATTTAGTGAAATTTTTGAGGATTTTTGGGGTGATCAAACATGGCCT